TATATAGTAAAGATAATTTAAATATTCCTAATACAGAAGTATTAATTGATTCTTATAAAGAATCTTTAGATAAATATTTCCCAGATAAGATATTAGATTGGTAGTATATTTACATCCATTACTTAATTTTAAATATTCTATTAATCATAACTAATTATATTTATTTTTATTATTATTACTATTAATAATAAAAATTTTTATTTTCTTGAACCCTTTTTAGTACCTTTTCTTGAACTCTTTTTAGTTCCTTTTCTTGAACCTCTTTTTGAATTAGATTTTAATTTATATCCTTTTTTACCACCAGATAATTTTCTTGTCTTAAGATATGTATGTACAAACTCTAATTCTGGATTTTTCTTTACAAATTCTAATAATTCTTTATTAGTAAAATTTAATACTTCTTTCTTATCCCCATCTATTATTATTAATTCATATGTTCCATCATCTTTTGACTTTCCTATAAATTTCTTTTTTTTATCATCTTCTTTTTGATATAACTTAAATGTTAATCCTTTTGTCCCATCTATTACACTTTCCTCATTTATAATAACCTTATTATCTTTTACTTGCTTAAATGTTTTTTCATGTAAAAAAGTTAAACTTGATTTACTACCTTTCTTTGACATATATATAATTAATTTATATATTATAAACTAATTATATTTAATAAATATATATTTATGAATCTGCCAATTATTGATTTATAGATATATATATATCTATAATTTAACAATTGGTAAATTCATAAATATATATTTATGAATCTGCCAATTATTGATTTATAGATATATATATAATTAATTTATATATATCTATAATTTAACAATTGGTAGATTCATAAATATATATTTATTAATCTGCCAATTATTGATTTATAGATATAATTTATTGATGTACATCAATAAATTATATCTATAATTTAACAATTGGTAAATTTAAATAATTAAAATCATATTTATATCTTATAATACTATTAGGATATCTTGGATGTAATTTATTTGCTATTAAATAAGTTTTAGCATAAAATTCTTGTAATCCTTTTAGACTTTTCATAATTTCTTCTAATTTTTCTATTAAATTATTTCTAAAATCAGTATTCATAACATCAGACCATTTTTTGTCATCAATATTTTTATAATTATTATTAAAAGTTGAATTAATATAATTTAATATATCATTTATTTTTTTGGTGACTTCTTGAATAACTGATTTATTTGGTAAAATTATTATTCTAAATAATTCTAAAGGCATATTTTCTAAATTTACTAATAAATCTTTGTATAATAATGTATATGTTAAATTTAATAATTCCATCTTTTCTAAACTTGTTATTAATAATTCTAAATCTGCTAATACTTGTGATATCTTATTTATATCAGCACTAAATAATGGGAATAACAATTTCATTATATAAAATTGTGTTGGATCTATTTTATTTTCTTCTACTTTTTTTGTTTCTGGATTTATTGCATGTCCAACTACTCCAAACGCTCTATTCCATATTCTTTTTGCTAATTTAAATGGTTTTTCATGTTCTTCACTTGAATAATATTTTATATCTATTTCAGTTGCTTCATCAATTGATACTTTAAAATCAAATCCAATTGGTATTAAATTTCCTGTTTGTTTATCTTTATATTTAAATATAAATATATTTGTTATTTCAGTCCATCTTGTTCCTACTTTCGCCCATAGATCTAATTTTGTAATTGTTTGATGTTGAACTGCATCTGATAATTTCACCACATACATATTATTATTTACAGTATTTCTTGATTTAATTACTTTAACACCTTCTATTATTTCTGATAATGTCCATCTTAATAATCTAAATTTTCGTATTACTTTAAATATATCTAAATATGCTTTTCCTGTCATTTTATTTTTAGGTAATAAATGATATATTGATTTTACAGTATCTTCATTTATAGCACCATTTGCATATAATTCTTCTAAATTTGCTTTACATAATTCATAATTATAATCTTGTATATTTTCTTCAAAATATTCTATCATATCTGGATTTGCATATTCCATTTTTAATTTTCCTAAATTTTGCATTAAATTATCAAATCTTTTATCAAATCCACATTTAAAATCGGCTAATATTACTTCTCTATTATTTGATATATCTGTTCCTACTTTTTTTAATTCATTACATATTTTATTTACTGCATCATTATAATTTTCTGCTTCTACATTATAAAATTCTAACATATCTATATCACCTGGATATTTAATTGCTTTTGATCTAAAACTTCCTACTAATGATGTATTTACTGATTCTTTATTTATATCTACTATTGTTAATAAATTTAATATTTTTATTACATCATTTGGTAATTCACTTCCAGATAATATTTCTAATAATTCTGGATCTGTATCTACTCCTGCTTTTTCATTTACATCATCTATTCTTGAATATTCTTTATCTGTATGTTTTCCTAATTTATTAATTAAATGTTGTATAACTTCTCTTAATTCTTTATTTTCGTCTTCTAAATTAGAACCTCCAATTAGTTTATTTATTTTCATATTTATAATAATAACTATGAAAATAATTTTATATTAAAAATATATGGATGATATAAAATTTATTTTATATAATAAATTTCAATCAGTTAATAATCTAAATATTTCTTTTGTTAAATCATTTACTAAACATAATTTTATTTTCCCTGAAAATTCTTTCAAAGATTTTACTCCTTTTTATACTAATCATAATTGTAAAAATTATGATATTACTAATTTTAATAAAAAAGATCCATTGACTTATTTAAAATTTAAATGTCATAATTTATGGTTATATGAAAATTATGATGGTAGTCTTGGTTTTGATTTCTTGAGAAGAAATTATAATGGTTTTTCTGATTATATACAACCACTTGTTCTTTTTATTCATTATATTAATGAATCTAATTTTATTTTATATACACATCGTAATTTTGGTAATCCTAATTTATTATATCTTGTTTATTATGAAATTACTATTAATGATTATATCCATTTTATTATTAATTGGTCTTCAGATTATACTCATGCAACTGTTTTTAATTTTAAGTCTAATATTAATGATTGGAATCAATATATTGCGGGTGCTTCTCCTTATTATGAAAATAATAATAATATTTATGAAAAAGATTCATCTTATATTATTTGTCCTAATAAATTAAAAATTTTAGATTTTAATACTAAATTAATTCTTGGAATGTATTATCCTAAAAAAACTATTAATAATTTATGGTGGTATCCATTAAAACAATTCTATTATCCAACTCATTATATTCAATGTCTTAAAACTAATTCTATTTCTAAATATAAATAACTTTTTATTTATTACAACAGATTGATTCTATACATTTTTCATTACATATTATATTATTACATTTATTTGTAGTTGTATATAATTCTACTTGTATTGTAGTAGCGTGAATATTATTTTTATGTAATATTTCTTCTACTTTATTAATTATATTTTTATCATATATATCATCAACTTGTATATGTATATTTGCAATTATTATAGAACCAATTAATTGCCATATATGAAAATGATGTATATTATGTATTGTTGGTATTTTATATATTTGACTTCGTATTTCTTCTAAATTTATATTTTTTGGAACTTTTTGTAATAATATTTCTATACAATCTTTTATTATTGGTAAAGTATTATATAATATTATACTTACTATAAATATACTTACTATTGGATCTGCTAAATATTTATATTTTGATTCTACATATTTTATTATTATTCCACTTATTATTACTCCAATTGAACCTAACATATCTCCTATCATATGCATTAATAACATTTTTACATTATTATTTCCATGACTGTGTCCATGACTGTGTCCATGACTATGTCCATGATTATAACCATTATTATTAATACTTATTATTATCATTCCAATTATATTTATTATTAATCCTATTATCCCTACTATTATTAATAAATTTATATTTTCACTTAATTTATTATTATCATCATATTCTATTAATCTTGTTATTGATTCTAATGTTATGAAAAAACATGATGATAATAAAAATATACCATTTACTAATCCACCTAATACTTCTGCTCTAATCCATCCATATGTTGCAAAATCATCTTTCTCATAAAAACTACATATATAAGCATATAATGCAATACAAATTGCTCCTAAATCAGATAACATATGGAATGCATCTGCTTGTAATGCTAATGATTCAATTAAAAAACCAATAATTAATTCAATTAAAAAAAATAATCCAGTTAATGAAATAATAATACCAAATTTTAGTAAATTATATTTATTTGGTCTAATATTAACTTCTTCAATTAAATTATTATCATCAATTATTTCTATTCTCCCATGATCATCACAATGATCTTCATGTATATAATGTAATCTATTACCTATTAAATAATCATAATGATCTAAATGTTTAATTTTTCTTATATTTTCTAAATTATTATGATTATGATATATTACAAAATTTGGATTACATTCATTTGTTTTATGTTCTAAATTATGATCTATTAAATTTATTGAACTATTTTTTTTTAATATACTATCATTACACTTTAATATATCTTTGTATAAATATCCTATATGTCCATTATGTAATATTTTAACTCCATCGTTTATATGTGTATATTCTATATCATCCATTTACTTTTTTATTAATTATTTTGTTTATTTATTTATTTTTCAATTTTTATTTTACTATTTTATAAATAAATTATTATTTATTTATAAATAATAATTTATTTATAAAATTGAATGAATAATTAATGCTACATTTTGATTATGATAAGCAGACATACCAAATGGTGTTCCATTCATTCCAATCCATTCATAATTAACATTATTTTCTGTTATAAATTCATAAAATGCTTTCAATTATCCAGTATTTCCATCAAATCCCAGATAATTTACAAGTTCATCAAATACTACTATACAATCTTTATCGAAATAATCTTTTAAGTTATCAAGTATATATTTTGTTGAACTATATAAATCAACATCTATATGGATAAATGATATTTTTTTATTTTGTGTTTTTATGAAATTTGGTAATGTTTCATTAAACCATCCTTTTATTAATTCTACATTATTATTAACTTTTGGTAATATACCATTTCTATTAAATGCTCCTTTTTCAAATCCATCTCTCCATTTTTCAGGTAATCCTTCAAAACTATCAAATCCATATACTTTATCAATTGTAAATTTAGAAATATAATTTATTGTATTTCCTGATGCTACTCCAAATTCTAACCATAATGTATTTGGTTTATGTTGTAATTTCATGACTTCAAATACATATTTTAAAGGATATGTATTTATATTTGGTATATTTTTAATAATATTTAACATATATATAAATAAGATTTTATTTAAAAATTTTATTAATATATAAAATTATATGAAACAAAAAATAGCATTATGTTTAAGAGGACATTTAAGAAACTCATTTGATAATAATGATTTAATAAAATTTATTGATTTATTAAATAAAAACTTTAATTTAGATATTTTTATTCAAACATGGAATGAAAATGAGGCTAAATTAAGTTGGAGAAATTTAGATAGAAGTAAATTAAAACAAATAGATGAATTATATATAAAACAATTATTTAATAATTTTGAAAAAAATATTAAACATATTATGATTTTAGATGATTCTAATATTGAATTAGTTGGAGAATTAACTGGTAATTTAGGTGGAATACCTAAAATTGCTTGGAAAAATATGTGGTATGGTATTTATAATATTATTGATTTTATTAAAAATTATTCAGTATTAAATAAAATAGAATATTATACTATCATTAATATGAGATTTGATTTATTCACTTATTATAATTCTCCTAGTCTAAATTTAGATATCAATAAAATGATTAAAAAATTATTAAATATTAATAATCCTAAACTCACTTTTCTTTATAATGAACCTAAAGTTGGTGTTGATAATTATTATTTTGGTAGTATTGAAAATATGTATAAATTATCTAATTATTTCCATTTTAATCTTGATATTGTTCAAAAAAAATATAATTCTGTTTATAATCAAGAAAAATTAGTTTATATGATTGCTAATGATCTTAATATTGTTAAAAAATAATTTTTATTAAGTCAAAAATTATTTTTTATTATATATTTTTTATTTAAATGAAATATAGTGAAGATATTATAAATATTTTTTTTGATTGGAAATTTTATATTTCTAAATATAAAAAAGAATTAAAAGATATTAAAACAGAATCAGATGCTGTCAAACATTATAAATCTAAAGGTTTTAAAGAATTAAAAATTTATAATAAATCATTAGATAAATCACTTAATTCATTTGATTATAAACAATATCTTGAAAATAATCCTGATTTAATTACAAAAGGAATAAATAATCCTCAATCAGCATTACAACATTATATATTATATGGATTTTGTGAAGGTAGATTAATTAATATAAAGAATCCAAAACCATTTATACCATATCAACATATTATTTATAAAACAGATATATTAACATTTTATGATTATATAAAATATTCACTAATTAAAATATTAAATATTAATTTAACTACACCTGATAATGTAGATAAATTAATGGCTATTATTTATGATTCTGAATTAAGTAAATTTATTAATAAACATAATTCTAAACCTCAATCTAAATTAATTTCTATTATTATGCCTACTTTTAATAGAGCATCTACTATTAAAAGAGCAATTGATTCAGTTATTAATCAATTATATAAAAAATGGGAGTTAATTATAATTGATGATAATAGTTCTGATAATACAAAAGAAATTATTACTAAATATAATGATTCCAGAATTAAATATATTTATTCAAATAAAAATGAAGGACCTTCTGAATCAAGAAATAAAGGTTTAAATATTGTTAATGGTGAATATATTACTTATTTAGATAGTGATAATGAAATGCATATTGGATTTTTATTAATTATGTTAAATGAATTAATAACTAATAATTATTTAATTGGATATTGTTCTCAATTAGTTAGAAGAATTCCATTAAATCATTCTACTTATGATTATGAACATATTAGATTTAGATTGTTCTCTCAATCTATAAATGAAAATCATAATTTAATTGATATTAATACAATTATGCATCATAAATCACTTTATAATAAATATGGTGGATTTATTCCTAATACACGAATGGAAGATTGGAATTTTATTTTAAAATATACTTCTGAATATCAACCATTACCAGTTATTTGTTCATTAAGTATTTATTATACTGATCATAATTTAGATCAATTTTGCACTAAAAAAAAAGATGAAATTATATTTTATCATAATAATATTAAAAAATATTTAGAAACTGATAAAATTAAATTAAATATAAATAAAAATGATTTACCAATTAAATGTTTATTAAAAGATAATTATTTACATTATTTAGATACTCCATTATATCATTTATTAAATCCAATTAAAACTAATATGAATAAAAAAGTAAGTATTATTATACCAAATTATCAAACATTAAAGTATTTAAAATTATGTTTAACAAGTATAATTGAATTTACTCCAATAGAATATTATGATTTAATAATTATTGATGATTATTCTGATATTTCAATTAAACAATATTTAACCGAATTTTGTAAAGGTAAAAATAATGTTAGAGTTTTTTATAATGATTCTAATTTAGGTTTTAGTAAAACTATAAATAAAGGAATTATTGAAAGTAATCCTGAAAATGATGTTATTTTATTAAATAATGATACTATTGTAACTAAAGGATGGCTAGATGGTTTCTTTGATGTTTTTAATAATATTGATTATAATAAAATTGGTTTAATTGCTCCTAGACAAGTTTTATTATGTGAAAATTCTATGACTAAATTTATTCAAAAACATATTCCTTCTAGTTTAATTGTTGATAATGAAATTGATATTACATTATCTATTCATCATAATAATATCTTAGATCCTATGACATATTATAAATATGGTTATATTAAATTAAATTTTTGTATATTTTTTGGTGTATATATTACTCGTAATTGTATAAATAAAATTGGTTTATTAAATGAACATCATTGTGAGCATTATTATTCTGATAATTTTTATTGTGAAAAAATTAATACTTTTGGTGGTTTAGAAATTATTTATACTCCTAAGTCTAAAATTTATCATTTCCATAATAAAGCCACTGAAGAAATGAAAAAAAATGACCTTGGACGCTGGAAAAATTATACCATATTAAAATAATATATTACCACTATTATTATCAATAATAATATATATTTTTTGAATATATTATTATTTAATTCCCTTGATTTATTTATTATATTGTATATTATTCTATAATTTTTTGATTTTGTTTCATATTTAATTTTATTTCCTTTGAGTTCTATCTGATTTTCTTCTTTCTTTATTTCTGGATTCATTGTATCTATTCTCCAATATATTATTTCATTTTTTATTTTATTTAATTTATTCTCTTTATTTGTAAATATTATTATTAATTCTTCATTTATTACTATATTTTCTATATTTATCGTATCATATGTTTTTATATTCCCAATTATATGTTCTATTTTATTTAATATATTCATTTCTTTTGTTAATTTTATTTCATATGGATTTTTTGAATTTATTATTATTTTATTATTATTATTTATTTCTATTATTACTAATATTGTTAATATTAATTTTACTAATATTGGACTATTATATATTGTTGTTGGTATATCTAATATTATTATGTTATTCTCCGATTTCATTATTTTATTTTTTATCTCTTCTATTCCTTTAAATGCATCTTCTATATATTTATTACTATTTATATTCCATATTTTTTGTATTAATTTTTTTTGTATATCATCAAATTCTCCTTTTATAAACTTTTTTATTATATTATATATTGACATATTTAAATATTTATCATACAAAAATGTTATAAATTTAGTTTTTGTTTTTTCATTTGTTATAAATTTATTATAATATCTCTTTAATGCTATTTCTGACATCTTATAAAAATCTATTTCTTCTAATTTATTTGAACATATAAATACTTCTACTGTCCCTAAATGTTTATTTAATTCACTATTATTTTTTCTATATATTGTTCTTCTCTTTATTTTGTCGTAATTTGGATATATATATTCCGTAAATTTATCTACAAAATTTATTTGTTTATTTATTTTTGATGTCTCTCTTGGTAACCATTTACTTATTGTTGTTATTGGTTTTTTATTTTTGTAATTATTTAAATCATTTAAATATATTTTTGCTATTCTTTGATATATTCTTTCAATTAATTCATTATTATTACATACTTTTAATATATGTATATAATCCTTATAATATCCTAATATATTGATTTTATCTAATATTTCTTCTATTGTTTCTGGATATTTTTTATATAATATACATATATTTACATAAAACCATACTGGTTTCTCTGGTTTTCGCGTCTTATATACATCTAATATATATTCTTTTATTCCTTTATCATCATTGTCCTTATATAAGTCTTTAAAACTTGTCATATCTATTTATTATTTATTATTTATTATCTTACTTATTTATTATTATTTTCACTTTTTTATAAAATAAATTTATTTTATAAAAATTGAGTAAATTAAAAGTTAATTTATTATTAACTTTTATATTTTCACTTTTTTATAAAATAAATTTATTTACAAAATAAATTTATTTTATAAAAATTGAGTAAATTAAAAGTTAATTTATTATTAACTTTTATATTTTCACTTTTTTTTTTTTATATTTTATGAAAAGTCCATAATATTATTTTTAATTAATTCACCTGAATTCTTAATTCATCTGAATTCTCTAAATATCATTTTGATTTTTCATATCAATGTCATTTTAAAAATTTATTTGTAAATTTTTCTTTAAAGAAAAAAGAAAAATATTCTTTAGACATTATTTTCATTATAAAAATTCATGATATTACAAATAATATATATATTTTGACAATAATATACATCTAAATATCATTTTGATTTCTTGTATCAATATCATTATAAATTATATTATTTTAATTATATTGCTAAAAAAAATATTATTATTTTCATTTGATATTTTTTAATACAAAATTAGTATAAATTAAGGACCTACTGGTTCTGGACCAGACATTTTTATCTACTAATTTTTTTAATGAAAAATCCATGATATTATTTTTATTAATTCACCTGAATTCTTAATTCATCTGAATTCTCTAAATATCATTTTGATTTTTCATATCAATGTCATTTTAAATTGTATTTTAGATTTATGCAATGCTAAAAAAAATATTATTTTTCTTCTGACATTTTTAATAAATTCAAAATTATTGTAATTCCGTGGATCATGATCCGCAGATCAAACAATGTTATCTACTAATTTTTTTTTAATGAAAAATCCATGATATTTTTAATTTATGAAGATTATTGTTTTAACATTGTAAAACATCTAAATATCATTTTGATTTTTCATCTCAATGTTTCATAAAAATATTATTAATATATTTATTAATTTATATAAATATATTCTACAAACATTTTCTTATTTATATATCTAAAATTATATTCTATTTTATTAATAAATCAATTTTTTATATAATATCAGTTAAATCAACAAATGCTTCTTCATTAAGATTAGAATAATTATAATTTTTAATATCTACTGATTTTATTACATATTCTGATATATCTATATTTTCTTGTAAATTATTATCAATATAATCATCTCTATTTACATTATTAATAAATTCATCATTTACTTGACTTAATATTTCATTTACATTAGTAAATAAGTTTAGATTATCAGTATATCCCCATTCAACTAAATATTTATTTACTATATTTATTATTGTAAATTTCTGACCTTTGTTTAAATCATACATATTTGTTAAATGAAATTGCATCCATGGTAATACAAATTTAATAAATAATTCACTCTTTTCAGTATTACTTATTTTCTTCATATTTATATTATATATCTTTTTACCTAACATTGATAAAAATCGTGTATAAGATTCATATACATCACCATTTACTGTTAAATATTCTCCTAAATATTTATATACATTTAATCTTGGTATATCATTCATTATTGTTGTTGTTGCATCTATACAATAATTATTTACCATCAATCCACATTTATTTTTGTTAATCATTAATCCATATTCTTTTAATATATTTGTTAATTCTGTATATACTTTTTCTACAGATTTTACATTATTACCTACTATACATAAATCATCAATATATGCCATTAATAATATACTTCCATTATTTACTTTATAACCACATTCATTATGATATTTATTATTAATATATTGTAATATATAGTTCATTACTGTTACAAATAATATTGGAGAAATTGGACATCCTTGTATAATACCATTCTTCCATTTATATATTCTTGATGTTTGTTTATTTACTACTGTATAATATTCTAATGTGTCATAAAATTTATTTATATAATTTATAAAATGTTCTGGATATTGATATTTTCTTAATACTTCTGACATACACTTACGATCTAATGTTCCATATGCATCGGTTATATCTAAAAATGCTACACATAATGATTTACTATTTTTTTGTGCATCTTTTAATACTGTTTTTAATTTATATATTTGTTGTAATATACCAAAACTTTGACCACTTAAACCACCTTTTTGAATATTTATATTTATAAAATTATTTTTTAATAAATACTCGTTTATTCTTAATGCTATTATTCTATGAAATTGATTTACTATATTTGGTAATGCTACTATTTGTCTATATGAGTCTATATCATTTTTTGGTCCTCCTTTACTTTCTTTATATACATAAGATACTCTACCAATAGAATAATCAGATACATTACTATCTAAATTATTAAACATAGTATTAAAATTATTTATAAATTTTTGTTTAATATAATCAGATAAGTTATGTAATAATTTCTTATTAATTCCAAGCATATCTTTTTTATCTTCAGATACTTTAAATGATTGATTAAATTCATTAATTGTAATTTTATTAACATCAAAATTAGTTGATGCTAATTCTATATTTCCTAAATCTACAAAATTATATGATACATTTGGTAAATTATTATATTTCTTTTCAACATCATCTAAACTAAATTGTGGTTTTATAAAATTATTTTTATTATATTTAAATGTCTTTGTATCAGTTGTTTGTTGATAGATTGGTAATTTATGTTTAAACATTTCATAAATTTCAATATTCATTGGAATAGTTTTATCATTTGTTGTATTTAATGATTCATTTAATTGTTTATATTCATCACAATTTGTGTTTAAAGTTATTATTTCCATTTTTTTAATATATTCTATTATCTGATTCTTTGTATAACTATCAAAATCTAAACTTTTATATTCATTGTCCATTATAGTTACTGTATTGCCCATCTTTATTAAATATTGTTAATATATTAACCTATTTTTATTTATTATATTTTAATATCAATTTTTTTACATAAAATAAGTCATGATATTATTTATTTTATGTAAAAAAATAAATAAGGATAATATATAAAAATAAATTATAATTGAAAATATAATGAAGAATATAACATTAAATATGATAGTCAAAAATGAATCACATGTAATAGAAGAAACATTAAATAGTATATATAAATATATAAATTATTATGTTATATCTGACACTGGTTCAACTGATAATACTCAAAATATTATTAAAAATTTTTTTAATTCTAAAAATATAAATGGTGAAATACATCAAAAAGAATGGATAAATTTTGGATATAATAGAACTGAAGCATTACAATTATGTAAAAATAAAGGAGATTATATTTGGGTAATTGATGCTGATGATATAATTATAGGTGATATAAAATTACCAGAATTAGAAGATGATTGTTATTTATTAAAATATGGTAATGGATTTACATATTATAGACAACAAATTTTTAAAAATGAATCTCATTATAATTGGCGTTATGTTGGAGTTTTACATGAATATCCTGATTGTGATAAAAAAAATATTAAAAAAACAATTATTGATGGTAATTATTATTTAGATTCACGAAGATTAGGAGATCGTAATAAAAATCCAGATAAATATTTAAATGATGCTTTAATTTTAGAAAAAGGTTTAATTGATGAACCTAATAATGAACGATATATGTTTTATTTAGGACAAAGTTATTTAGATCATGCTAAACATCTAAAATTTTTATTTGATAAAACTAATGATAATCTTATTTTTTCTGATTTTGAAAATACTGTTTATAAATCAATTAATGCTTATAGTAATAGAATTAGTAAAGGAGGATGGTTTGAAGAAGTATATTATTCCTATTATAAAATTGGTGAGGCTTTTGAATTACTTAATAAACCAATTAATGATATAGAAAAAGCATATTTAGATGCATATAATTATTTATCTTCCCGAGCAGAACCACTTTATAATATTGCAAAATTATATTTAGATAAGAATGATTTTGAAAATAGTTATAAATATTCAAAAATGGCAAGTAAAATAAAATATCCAAAAGATCAATTATTATTTATATCAAAAGATGTATATGAATATAAAATATTAGATGTATTATCAATAAGTTCATATTATACAGAAAGATATACAGAATCACATGTATCATGTGCATTATTATTAACTAAACAAATTCCATTAAATCAAAGAGAAAGAATTTTAAATAATTTAAAATTTGCAAAAGAAAAAATAGATAAAATTAAGAAAAAAATTTATATTTATTGTAATAACATAATTAATATTAATGGATTATATAATTTATTTGCAAATTTAAATGATTATGACATTAATATAATTTCTAATACAATAATTGATACAAATTTTAAAATACATCCTATAGAAATATTTAATTTATTACCTGAACCTGAAATTATAATAATATATGAAAATTTAAATTATTTCTTTGATAATATTAAATTTAAAAATTCTAAACTGTATTTATATTTATTTGATAATTTTTTTGTTAATATTAATTCTTTTGGTAAAATTATTATTTCTAATCCTGATTTTTTAAATTCATTATTAATAAATGTATCTAATATAATTACTCAATCTAAATTACCTTTTGAATTTAATGAATATACACCATCTGAAATATTTAATTTAGATGTTTTTTCTAATATTTCTATTAAAAAATCAATTGATACTATTAATTTTCTTAATAATGGATTTTTAATAGAATTTCCTAACCATATTAATTTATTATTAAAAGATATATCTACAAATAATACATATCATAATCTTATTAGACAATATTATTTACATATTAATAATTATATTCAACATATTCCTGAAATTACTTTAGAAATATGTAGATTTTATAATAATATACGAGATTTTGATAATGCAATTATTTGGCTTAATAATACTTATAAATATATTAATAATCCTAAATTTAAATTAATTGTTAATGCTGAAGAGGCTTTAATTTATTTTAATAAAAAAGAATACCTTAAATCATTTCAATATATGGATAATATATTAAAAAATTCAAATATTAGAGGAAAAATAAGACAATATTTACAAGATATTAGAGATAAAAATATTGATTTTATTAAAGATACTACATTAAATTATCCACAAAAAAAAATTAATAATATTAAAACTAATAAACAAATTAAAATTATGGTAACTATGACTACCTGTAAAAGATTTGATTTATTCTTTAAAACTATTAATTCTTTTATTAACTGTTGTAAAGATTTATATTTAATTGATAAATGGTTTTTAGTTGATGATTTTTCTAATCATGAAGATAGAGAAAAATTAAAAAAACAATATCCTTTTATTGAATTTTATTTTAAAAATAATAATGATAAAAAAGGTCATGTATATAGTATGAATATAATTTATAATAAAATATTAGAATATAATTGTAATTATATATTACATTTAGAAGATGATTTTCATTTTATAGATACCAGAGAATATATTAAAGATGCTATTAAAATTATGGAATATGATAAAAATATTGGACAAGTTTTATTTAATAAAAATTATCAAGAAATTGAATATTTTAAAAAAAATATTGCAGGAGGATTTGAAAAAGAAACTCCTGATGGTTTAATTTATGTTGAACATGAACATTATAATCCTTCTACTAAACAATATAATGAATTTGTTGAAAAATATAAAGGATTCTTAACTTGTGGTTATTATCCTCATTTCTCATTTCGTCCATCACTTATTAATTGTAGTATTTTTAAAAATCTTGGTCCTTTCTATAATACTCATTGGTTTGAACATCAGTATGCTATTGATTATACTAAATTTGGTTATAAATCAGCATTTTTTGATGCATTTACATGTATTCATATTGGAAAAAAAACATGGGAAAAAGATAAATATAATGCATATGTATTAAATAATGAACAACAGTTTAATATTATTGAAGATAATATAAATATCTATATATTAACAACAGATACATATTTAAATAATTGGTGTCAATTAAAGTCAAATGCAAATAAATATTTTAATAAATATTATAAACAAAATATTGAATTTGTATCATTAAATAATGAAATATTTGAAAGATATAAGGATAATAATTTTAATTATCAAAGAAATATTATAAATTATTTAGAGTCTCATATAAATTTAATAAATAATTTAAAAAAGAGTAATAACTTAGGATATATTATATTAAATGATGATATTAAATTTATAGATAATTTTGAAGAAAAATATAAAGAATTTAACAAAATAGTAAAAGAATATGATTTAATATTTTTATCAGAAAATAATGGATATATGAGTTATTATATATCAAAAGAATATGCAAATAAATTAGATATAAAAATTATTAGTCAAAATATGGATTTTTTAATAAATTCTAATTCTAAAAAAACATATTTCAAGTTATTTGATGAACAACCTAAAATATTTAATATTAATAAATCAGTTGATAATTATATATTTTATAATGGTCTGGATTCCGTTGGTTTTGATATTGAATATATTGAAAATAAATCAATTGATGAATTAAAACTTATTTGTAATAATAATGATAAATGTTTAGGTTTTAATAGTTTAGGATATTTAAAATATAAAATTAATCCTATACATCTTTTTAAACCAATTGATAATTTTAATTTAAATAAATCATCTGATTTTGGATTATATATTAAGAATATCTAAAAAATCTTTATCTATATATTCATAATATTTTATATTATTTAATATTAATTCTTTATAAGATTTAATATTTTCACTTATTATTTCTTTTGAATAGGTCATTATTCTTTTTATTATATTTTTTGTATATATTGTTGTATCAGTTTTATTTATATAATATCCACTTATTATTATTTCATTTAATATTTTTATTAATTGTATTATATTTAAATCTTCTAATTTATCTAAATATACCCTTTCTATTATATTATATGATTCTTTTAATAAATTATTTTGTCTTGTATGAGTTATATTCCATAATATTACATCATCTAATATTCTTAATTTATCATAATTTGCTAATATCTGCCAATAATTTCCATAATATGGTTCAAATATTTCATTATGTTTATAATATATTATTCCAAATATTCCTTCTTCATGACTTACTATTCTATTTGATAATAAAATATACATATAATGTTTAAAATAATCAATAAATTTTTTTAAATATATATAATGTCCTGTCCATAATCCACCTGCTATTTTCCATCTAAATAAACTTGTATATTCTTTTAAATCAGATATTTCACTTTCTATTATATGTCTTAATTCCATTATTCTTATTTTATTATATAACTTTAAACATTTACTATAATCTTCAATATCTTTCATATCTCCATGACATACTCCATGTATTCCAAAATCTATCCATCCAAAATATTCTGTTTTAAATGGATTTTTTTTTATTATTTCCTCTACTAAATATATTTTTGTCCATGTTAATGGTATGTAATTTTTTGTATCCTTTATCGTACTATTCCTTATCGGATTTTCCTTTAAATATTCCTCTATTTCTTCTCTTAAATTATAAAATTGTAATTCATTATACTCTCTTTTTATTATTACTGTTTTTTCTAATTTATTATTTTCTTCTCTCTTTTTTTTTATATAATCATAATCTTTTTCACTTACAAAAAATACTATATTGCTATCTAATTTAAATAAAAATTCTGCCCATTTCATGTAATTATTTCTATCTTTCCCTTCTGGTCTATCCTCATATTCTGTTAAATCATAATATGCTGTTATTAATGTTAGTTCCATTATTTCCTATTTTTATAATTTTATTTGTTATTAAACTTATTTTATAATAAATAAAATTATCCTAATAATTTATTCTTTGCTTCTATACATCCCATATTAATACTCTTTTCATATAATTCATATGCTTTTTTTATATCCTGTTTTACATAATACCCATTTTCATACATTATTCCTAAATTATATATATCATTCCCATCATTACTTTTTTTATATTTATTATATAAATATTTTATTTTTAAATTTTCATTATTGTTTTTATATGCTAAATCATAATAATATAATGCTTTTTTAATATCTTTATATTGATAATCATTATTTTCATATATATATCCAATATTATCATATATTATTGGTAATCCTTTATTTATTCCTTTCATATAATATTCTTTTGCTAAATCATATTCTTTTAATAGTATATAATAACATCCAATTAAATTATATACATAAACACTACCATAATGTTCTATTTCTTTTAATAGATTTATATTTTCTTTGCATGTATCCATATCTATGTTTATTTTATTATAATCATTCATAGTTTTTATATATATTTCTCTATATTTATCTATTTTTAAATATTTATCTTCTGTATCATTATCTGTTTTATTTATTGTTTGAATTTTATTAATTATATTATTATCAAATAATAATTTATTTGATGAATATTTACTTCCATTAATTACTCCTTCTGAATATAATTCATATGCTTTTCTTATATTTTGTTTTACACCTTTCCCTTTTTCATACATATTTCCCAAATTATAATAACATGAACCAATATTATTATCAATACCTTTTTTAAAATAATAAATTGCTAATTTATATTTTGGAATTGTTAAATTTAAATATATTATCCCTAATTTATTATATGATAAATTATATCCTAAATCTGCACTTTTTATAAAATATCCTATTGCTTTTTGTATTTGATTCCTTTTTTGACATATTTTTCCTATCATATATATTGAATATTTGTCATTTTTACATAATCCTTTATAATAATATTTATATGCTTCATCGTAATTTTTATTAGTTCCATAAAAATATTTATCTCCAATTTTATTATAGTTATTAGTATTCATTTTTATAAATATTTAAATAATATTATTATATTTAATATTTTTATCAATTTTTTAACTATTTTATATTTTACTACAAAATAATTAATTAAATATTATTAATATTTAATTAATTATTTTATTGAAAAACATAAAATAACTATTTTATATTTTACTACAAAATAATTAATTAAATATTATTATTAATTTTCAATTAATAATAATATTTAATTAATTATTTTATTGAAAAATATAAAATAACTATTTTATTGAAAAAACATAAAATAGTTATTTTATATTTTACTACAAAATAATTAATTAAATATTAATAATTTTCAATTATTAATATTTAATTAATTATTTTATTGAATTCAATAATAAAATCATTATACCAATCATAAAATTTTATATTATATAATATATTAGATGAATTATCTTTTATAATTTTTTTAACATTTGGATCAGAATCTGTTTTAATATATTCTATCCATTTAAAAAATAAATCACCAGTTAATTTTTTATTATAATAAAATCCTAAGATTGATAATTCATTCATTATTTTATATTTTGCCCAATCTGATAATAAATTATAATGATTTAATAATATATTACATAAATTAAATCCATGTTCAAAACTATCATGATCTCTACAATATTCTAAATTAAATAACATAATAAAATCATATTTCTCTATTTTCTTATAATTTTCAAATATATTATAATAATTACCTAAAAATGTATCAAATATATCTTTATGTTTATGATATATTATTCCAAATATTCCTTCTTCTTGAACTACTAATCTTTTACTTAATAATTTATATAAATATTTTTTAAAATATTTTATAAATAATATCATATATTCTTCTTTTGCTATCCATAATTCACCTGCCATTTTATATCTTAATTTCTTTGCATAATCTACTATATCTTTCATTTCTAATTCAGTTGTCCATATTCTTTCTAATATTCTTATTTTTGGTGTAAGTGGTATTAATAAATTATTTATATCATTTGGTATATTATTACACGTTACATGATGTATTCCAAAATCTATCCATCCAAAATATTCTGTTTTATATGGATTTAATTTTATTACTTCTTCCATAAAAAATATTTTACTCCATGTCATTAATGCAAAATAACTTGTTTCTTTATCTGTTTTATTTACTGGTGGTGATTCTTTTAAATATTCACTTAATTCTTTATTTATACTTACTAATGGTATTTCTTCAAATTTTTTTATTATTATTATTGTTTTATCTAAATAATTTTTTTGTTTTCTTTTATCTAATATATATTCAAAATCTTGTTCTTCTCCTACAAAAAAAATTATTTTTTTATTTAAATTTAATATAAATTCTGACCATTTATAATAATTTTCTCTTGTTCTATCTGGTGGTCGTTTTTCATATTTACATAAATCATAATATGCAGTTACAAATGTTATTTCCATTGTTTATTATTTATTTATAAACTTTTATTTTTTATTAAACAAGATTTATTTCTTATTTATTAGTATAATGAATAAATTATATATTTTATTATTATTATTTATTTTAATTCTATTTTTTTATAAATATAATGAACCTTTTAGTTTAGGTATTATTGATCCATACTCTCTTAAATTACATCATGATATAGCCCAAAAACAACTTATGTGGGAATATATTCATACTACTCCATTTAGATATCATTGGTATTATGCTTCTTAGATTCTATATTATTTGATTATATCAATTTCTTCATCATGATCATATTTAATATTTCCTTTTTTTATAAATTTATAAATTATTATTTTATTAATAATAATTAGATGTATTTGTATTTTATAATATTAATTATAATTATAATTCTTTTATTTTTTAATATAGAAAATTTTCAATCAATTAGAACTGATAGATTACATGGTTATAATGAAGTAGATTATATACCTGTCAAAGAACGAAATAAAATATTAACAATACCTGTTATAAATTATGATTCTTGTAGAGAAATTTGTTCAACTACACCAGATTGTGATGGATTTAATTATGCTCTAAATAATTGCACTTTATATAAAAATTTAAGAAATCCTTTATTACATTCTAAAATTACACCATTATTATAAAATTTGTAATAATAATATAATAAAATTATAATTTTTTCATAAATAATAATAATATGAAAATATTATTATTATTAATATTTATAATAATTATTATTAGTTCATTTTATAGGTATGAATACTATTCATTACCTGAATTACTAAAATTATATCCAAGAATTGGAAAATTTGATGATAATAATTTAATAATAAAATTAAATACAGATGTTAGATTATGTAAAAGAATATGTAATTTTATGACAGAATGTGAAGGAGTTTCATATATGAGAGATCCTTTTAATATATGTAATTTATATTATTCTGCTAATAAAACAAATAATAATCCATTTTTTTTAAGTTTTAGAAAATAAAATTTTTAAATTATAAAATAATATATATGAGTTCCTATAAATTACGAACTAAAGATATAGAAAAATTAATTAAAGATGTTGAATCAAATGAACAAATAAACAAATTTGATTTAGATATATATACTTTTTTAAATAATTTTAATATTGTTCAAATTGCATTAGGTACTGTTATTGGTTTTGCTTCTACTAAAATAATAGAAAATATATCTATATCACTTATCATGCCATTTATACATTCAATTTTAATTTATTTTAATTTTCTTAATGTAAATTTATTTGGAGTTAATCTTAATATTCAAAATATTATGTTTAATTTAATTTATTTCTTATTAATTTTAGGATTAGTTTATTTAATTGTTAAATATTTATTATATGACTACATAAAAGAATCTATAACTAATAATAAATTATCTAACTTAAAAAATCAAAAACTTCAATTATTTAATTTATTAATTAATAAAAAAATTCTTAATACTTTAGATATTATTAGAGAAAATTCTGAATTATCTTCTACATATAAATCGTTTGATAAAGTAGATGAGGATAATTATGAAGTTCAACCTTATTCTTAATAAAAATATTTATATTTATAAATATTTTTATTTATAAAATCGTCTATAATATCTATATCCTCCATATCCTAATAATAAAAATAATGATAATGTTCCAAAATAATTTGTATATTTCTTTCTATTTGTTTCTAAATTATTTGCAAATAATTTAGCATATCTCTTTACATAACTTTCATTAACTTCTTGTTCCATAATAAAATTATTATTATTTATACTTTATATATTTTTGTTTTTAATTTACAGTTATTAATTTATAATTTATATTCCATTCTAAAGTTTTAGAATTTTCTCCTTGAATTTCCAATATAATATTAGAACCACTAGTATCTAAATTTATATTCCAATTAGGATTTTCTTGTAATATTAATTCTTCTTGTTGTATTTTAATTAAATTATTAAATGTATTTTTAAATAACCCCTTTTTCTCAAAATATGCTATTTCCATTATTCCATCTATTCTATTTACTGTTATATTTGTATCTACTATATAACCTGTATTATTTATTGTATTTGTAATTATTAGTGTTTTTATTTGTCCATTATTTGTTAATAATGTACAAAAACTTTTTTTAACATTATATGATTTACTTGGATTATGATTATCTATTATTTCTGCTAAACTTTGTTCTTGTATTAAATTTATATCACTATCAAATATTATTGTTATTATTTCCTCTGATGTTATTATACCTTTAAAATTATCTGACAAATTTATATTATATTTTATTTCATTATGTAATTTCCCTATATCCACCCCATTAGGAAAATCTGAATTTATTGAGAATTCATACTCAATATCCATTATTATATGACTATTAAAATATATTTATTATTTTTATTTTTTTTATATTTCTAAACCTTTTATTATACTTAAATTTCTTTTACCTACTATAAAACTACCTATTATATTTGTTTGACATTCTTCTTTATTTTCATATTTAAATTTAACTCTTATTATATCATCTTTCTTTAATATTTCTGTTGTTGATACTTGTATTGTTTGTATTAATCCTGATATATATTCTATTCCATATATGTCATTTTCATTATATCCTATTTTCCTTTCTGTTCTTTCTAATCCTCCATTATTTTTAAATATTTTATAATATCCTATTCCTTTTGGATTATTTTCAATATATCCTTCTCCTGTAAATTCTATAAAATAATATCCTGATTCTGTTATTGTTATTTCCATTATTCCTTCTGTTCCATTTAATGTTTTTGATTCTATTGTTCTATATTCATTTAATGTTGTTTTTACTAATTTTACTCCATCTACTGATAATATTAATGTTCCATTTCCTCCATCTTTACCATCACTTACACATCTTACACATAATTCAAAATAATCTAATTTTATTGTTGTATTATCTTTTGAATTTATTAATATATATATTTCATTATTTTTTATGTAATCTGATGATTTATCCATTGATATTTTACATGTAACTCTTGTTAATTGATTTTCTATTAATTCTATCTCTTTTGATATCTCCCAATCATTTATTAAATAATTCCATATCATTAATTCTATTGTTGTTTCTTTATCTATTGATATATTTGTTATTATATCCATTTGTTTTATACATTCACTATTATATTCATCATTTACTATTTTTACTAATATATTTCCTGATATTTCTATTGATTTATTATCATTAGAATTATATATTTTTTCATATAATTCTGTTGTTAATTCTTCTCCTGTGTTTGCTATTCTTGATGGTATTATACTTCCTTTTGTATCTACATTTGCATATATTACATTCGTTGTGCTTGGATTTACTATACCATCAAATGTATAACATTTACAACAGTCTATTTTATCTCCTTTTGGACCTGTTGCTCCAGTTGCTCCAGTTGGTCCTGTTGGTCCTGTTGGTCCTGTTGGTCCTGTTGGTCCTGTTGGTCCTGTTGGTCCTGTTGCTCCAGTTGGACCTGTTGCTCCTGTTGGACCTGTTGCTCCTGTTGGACCTGTTTCTCCAGTTGGACCTGTTGCTCCAGTTGGACCTGTTGCTCCAGTTGGA